TATCTGCTAACCATTTTCTGTATTCAACATCATAATTTTTGACTAATAAGAATATATCAATTATGTTTGAACTACTTGGATCAATACGTCTATCTATATTAGCTGCATGAAAATATTGAAACTTGATACCTGCTCGGCCTATAACGGACTTATACGACGGTGCTACTACTAATGTATTTGTGGTTCTATCAACTCGTTTTACACGGTCTTCATCAGATGTGTAAAAATAAATCAGTTGGCCGTCGTCGTATGCTGTGATATCTATACCAGCTTCTGTTTGTTGTATTAGTATCGTATCATTAGTATTATCAATATATGTGTATACTGTGTTGCCTGTTAGATCTAATTCTTTATTAAAAAATAGATACCTAAGATCTAGATCTTGACCAACAATTTGCTCAAATGCTTCTGGATCGTCAATGACTCCGTCGTCGTCTGTATCAGCAAAACCTAATTTAATTTCATCTGCACTTTGATAGCCGTCTTCAAATTTTATAGCATCACTTACTTCAAAAATATAATTTTGTTTTAGAGCATTGACTAACTGACTATCAGCATTTATTCCCAATACTTTGATAGTATCTTTTACAACTTTTCCTGTCTTACGATCAAGTGTCTTTTGATTGACATCATAGTAAAATCTATTTTGTTCAAGACTTCTAAAAACGTATTCTAAACTTCTTACCCTAACAACATAGCTATCGGGCTGCTTGACGAAAGCCAATATCCAACTGCTATCTAGGTTGCTGTTTGTTACGTCTCCTGCTCTACCAAGACTAAAATCTGACAATAAATCTAAATTGGCACTAGAAATAATTTTCCATTCACTCAATGTCTGATCATATCTTAGACCAAAATTTAAGTTTAAAGATATTAAATTGGCTATCTCGTTTTCTAGTGCTACGGGCAGATTGTTAACAAATCTTGGCAATATACGAGATGCTACGGCGCCGCTAGGCACAATGTCATTGAAAATAATAGGACCTAATCCTGTGGCCAATGCTCCTCGGCCAGCATTAGTGCCATCACCGGTAACTTTAATTACTTTAGTCCATAGTCTTGTTGTTTGATCAGGATCGGTTACATCTAAATCTACTAACAGACCCTTCCTAAAGGCCTTACCTGATGGCGGAACAAACTTTATCAATGCACCTGAGAAAAAATATTTTAACTGATTAGTTGTGTAGGTGCCTACTTTTAATAAACTGTTATCAATAGAATTGATAAAATATCCTGTAGACTGATTGACGTCTTTTGTTACTTGAGTCCAAATTACATTACCGTCTGTAAATTGTATCTTGTTAAATTTAGTGAGATAAAAATTATAAACATCTGTATTGGTAAAAATAGGTTCAATACTATTTCGTAAGAAATTAATAATATCAATTCTGCCGGTAAATTTAAATCCTAAAGTTGTTTCTGCTTCTTGCTTATACAGCACACCGTCGTCAGCAAAAACATTTACACTTGAGTATTTTCCGCTGGCATCTATAATATCAAAATTTCGACTAATTCCACTTGATGTTCTATTAATTGCCTTAACTTTAAGAATATCTTGACTGCTGGTTAAAGGAGCTAGATTGTAATCTTCTCCGGTGATCATTCTGTTTTGTGTGTAGTATTGAGCAGGAGCTCTAGTCTTAATACTGTCAATTTCTTCACTGGTAGAAGCGTTAGTGATAGTCGTTTTCAAACTTAAGCTTATCAGTAGCTCGTGTCCAACTCCTTCAGGATTTGTATATGGAATTGTGATATTGATGCCTCTCATTTCCGCAGGAGCAATATTATATTTCAATCCATTGCTTACTCTGTAATAGGCTTTGAAGGCTCCTTGAGGTAAATTTCCGTATACCCCGTCAGCAAAAGCTAGGTCAATTTTGTCCTGATCCTTACTGATTACGGAATAGATATTTCTTTGATTTGAATTAATACTATTATAGGCGATGTTTGATCCTGTGAGACTAGATACTTTGATCCACTCTTCACCTTGAGTGCCATCAGCATTTACAGAAAATAACCATACATCAGAATCATTGATACCGGTCACATCTACATTTATAACTTCATTGGTAGTTGGAACATCTATGGCAAAATCTGTTAGTTCAATACTGCCTTGTTTGAGCAGCATAAAATAGCCAGTATTTGGACTGCTAGGACCTTGTCCGTCTTGTCTGTAAACAAAACCAATTTCCGCTCCGGGAACCGGAGATTCTTCATAGTAGGTTTCTTGTTTTAGAAAACTAGTGCTCACAATTTCAAAAGCAGTACGCCTGTTTGCCACGATTTTTTCAAAGGCAAATACTGGCACGTCTGAAAATCTTGATCTAAATCTATACTGATCTGAAGTAATTCCTTGAATAGTAGCTGTGCCTTGGCTGCGACCTACTTCAACATTGTCACTCATCGCAGAGTTTAAAACTAGAGTAAAATGCTCTTGCCAATACTGGTTTGTAGGATCATTCCAAATAATAGTTTGGCTAGCCAAATTTTTACCGTTACTATCTAATATAGCTTCTGAAGTTTGGATTGTATCAATTTTAAGTAGACCGCTTGCTGCTATGTTTCTTCTGGGATTGTATGAAACTAGTCTAGCCAATCTAATAACTGATTCTTTAGTTTCAGCTAATTCTAAGAAATTTTCTCTACTGGCAAGATCGGTTCTAAATGCTAGACTTTGCCCTAAAAATGCAATAGCATCTATTAGAGCTAGGTATTCGCTAGACTCAATGTAGTCATTGAAATCTTCTGGATAATTTTCGCGTAGGTAGGTGACAATTACTCGTCTTAGATTTTCAAAATCATAGGACTTGAAATCTGCACTTTTAAAGGTCTGGTATATTCTTTTCCAGTCCTGATTTAAAATAAGATTGTTTTGTCTAGTAGTGGAAGTCATTGTCTGAACCTATTTGTCATATTTATTTTAAAAATAAACTGCTGTTTTTATCCTATGTTATTTTCTCTATCAAAGGTCAACTGTAACGTATCTGTAAAATTAATTGGCAGATAAACTAGTTCTGCTTCTATTCTAATGCCCTGATCTGTGCTGTCTACTGTAACGCTGTTGACCTTAACACGCTCGTCAAAATTTATTATTTCTTCAACATTGTCAGCTATAGCTTTCTTTATTTCAGGTGTAAAGTTTTCAAACAAAGTATCCCAAATTATAGTACCAAACTTAGGATTTTCTAATTTTTCGCCTTTACGAATATAAAAATGGTTAATAATGTCCTGTTTGACTAGCTCGTAATCAAATAATTTAAAATTACGAGTAGTTTCCCTAGAACTAAATCCGCGATATTTAAATGTGCCTGTGTCCTTGTTTCCGACACTTACTTTGCCCTTAGCTATGGTTTTATTAGAATATAGTTTGGTCATAACTGCTCCTTAGAACGGATTATCGCTTGGCTTCTTATATTTCCTCCAGTCTGCTGGCGGTTCGCGCAGATCTTCAGACTGCTCCTTATATCTATTAGATACATCTCGATCTAATATTTCAGGTTTAAAGAATTCAGGATCTAGATTCTCATGGTGTGGCCATGGTTCAAATGTAGGCACACGTCGTAAAATAGTGTCAAGGTCTACAGGGTCTTCTCCTGGTACAGGCAAAGGCACATCTGGCAAATTATGTGTACGAATAGGACTAGGAATAGTTCCTTTAGCACTTGTTCTAGCCTCTTCTGGTAGCAGAGCTATCTCTGCTTGATCTGCTGTACTAGCTCCAGGCGCACTGGAGGCACCTGGACCGTTCATGTGTATCTGCGGTGCCGTTTCTATTATATTACCGCCGGCTTTAGTTTCGTTAGTTCCACCAGATGTGTTAAAAATATGGCCGCCGGCCTTTACATCAAAATTTCCGCTAGCCTCTTGGTAAAAATATCCACTTGTTTTGAGATCAATATTGCCGCCAGAAAAAAGTTTATAATTTGCCGGTGTATAGATATCAACATTGCCCTGCGTAGTCTGTTCCCAGGTACCATCTGTGCTTATATCAACATCGCCTGTAATTTTAGTTTTTAGGTAACCTCGAATGGTATGGTCAACATTTACACCAATATGTTCAATACGTGCATCTTTATAAATCTTAATATCTAATCTATCAGGAGTAGGTCCATTTACATCTTGTACTGGTGCTGATGCAACATCATCGTTGGCGCAGGGATCGGCTGGATCGTTACTAGACGCCTCAGCAGGAGCAAAACTTGGTCCTGAAGCTCCTGATCCCATTGAAAAACTCATGCCCTCAGCCACACGTAGATCCATACGTCCATCTACATTGTGAACAAAATCTTTAGCATAATATTTCTTAACATCGTCATTGACCGTTTGTCTATACTGCTCATCTACAGTTTCATCCTTGCGACGTTTTACATGAATTTTTTGATCTCTATCTATCACCAACACTTGATCTTTTACAACATTAGTGTACATTTCGCCAAAGACTTTTGTTGTAAAATTACGTCCTACTTCAAGGTTGAAATCTCTATCACATCTAAAGTTGAAATCTTGCTTGGTTCTAATGCTGATACTATCAGCACTGAAAATATCTATTTTACCGTCACTGGTCAACTCAATCCAGGCTGTGCCTCTGGCATTACCAATATAAATTAAATCTTCTGAATTATGCAATAATATTTGATGGCCTGTTCTAGTTCTAATCCTAAAGTGTTCGTTATAAGGTATGTCCTTGTCGCCTTCTGGATTTGGCACATAATTAGGTGGACCCTCTGACGGAGTGTTTTCTCTGAAATAACGATCATCACCGTCGTCCATAACAAACTGTGTACCACCTAATCTGTTAACAGGTAAAGGTTCAGGTGTTTTACTTTGCCTATTTCCTAAAAACTTTTTCTTTGAATTACGGTTAAGTGGGCCTGGACTACTCATTCCAAAGACCATATTAGGAATGTCACGTCTAGTTGTACTTGTAGAAGTTCCTCTGAATTCATCTCTAATCAAACCCTGCGCTGCTATACGATATGCAAAGGGATGGATAGCTCTTGGAATCTTATCTATTTCTAAATTCTTATCTAAAGCATTGGCCTTTCTATTGTGTTCAACAACAGGTAAAGGATGTTCAGCTTGATCTAAATCTTCATCTTCGTAATTTTTACTACCTGCAATTGCTGGTATCATATGGTTTTGAAATGTGTCTTGGATGCTGCAAATCCAAAAACCTAAATCTGCACGACCGTCAATAAAAATTACAATACCAACTACACCAGTGTCTGGTGGTACTCCCCAAAATCCGTAACTCTGTTGAGAATCTTCGTAGGTGTTATTTTTACCTGCAAACTCATATGCTGTACATCCATAAAAGGGACTGGCATATCTAACAACATAAGTTTGATTTTCGTCAGCCACTAGGTTACCAGATTCTCTCATTAAGGTAACTTCTAAACCACATTGATAATTTTCATCAAGATGGTTAACTATTTTTGCTAGATAGGGGCCAGCAGTTAATCCGCCTTTTGAATTTTTACTCGCCGATGATCGTTTTTCTTCGTATGCCATTTGTTATCCTGGTCTGTTATACACTTGTCCAGTGTCTTGTTTTGGTTCGCCGTAGGTTGTGGCAAAAGCTGGGCCGCCTGTAATGTCCTGAGCCTGCATTCTATAAGCGACTAATTTCTGGCTAAAAAAATTATTCCTGATATTATTTTCAACTTTAATTAATTTCCATACTCCGCTGAAAGGATGCGGACCGCCACCGTCGGGGAAGTAAAAAAATCCTCCCCTCAAACCTGCCTGACCACCAGCATCTGGATCTATAGGATTCCTCCAATTTACTTCTAAAAAGATATCAGTACCGTCGGTATTAATACAATCGTTAGGCCCACCAAATGTAGCATCTCCTTCTACACTCAAATTGCTGTTTCCATTTTCAGGCAGAAAATCAGGATCTCCTAAAATTTCCATGTCTAAATTAATTTGTTGGCCAACACTATTCAAATAAGCGGTATAAAATTCGTTGGCAATTTTTTGTGTCGTTGTGATGTCGCCTGCTCCGCCTTTGAACGGTAAATTACCTGCACGTAAATCAACCTTTGCTGGATTTGCATTTCCTGCAACTGTAGGTTCTGCTGCACCAGATTCCTGTGCGCCCTTTAATGGAAGTGAGTCAACTCTGCGGTTAACACCTGCTGATGCCTGTGTTTCAGTATCTTCATGTTTACTTGGACTTACAGCAGCAAACATCATATTTTTAATGTTAATATCAAACTTTAATATATCTGTGTTTTTGCCTGTGTAAATGTAGTTGTAGACCTTGGCTGCTAATCCTTTGCAGACATTTACACCTTTTGAAGATCCTTCAGGATGCAAATATATGCTATGATGTACTTTGTAAACATTGACCCTAAATGTTATTTCTTTTGGAAAGTCTTTAGTTTTTGGATCCACAGGTTCAAGTAACTTAACATGTACATCTTGCTTCCACCAAGTAACTCTGCCTGCACTATCTAATTTTCCAGGATCTGTAGCATTTTCTCTAGCTTCCTTGCTGCTCAAAACTACAGCATCTATTATATTTGTTATACTCATTCCTTGATCAAACTGTAAAGTTTTCTCTTTAGGATTAATCGACATCTGACCGCGTTGCACTTTGTCACCTTCTACAACATCGCCAGCTCTTTTGTGTATTCCCAAACCGCCTTGACTGTCAGGTTTAAATTCTAGATCGTTGCCCGGCGATTGTCCAAACGGATTATCACCTCCAACGAATTCAATTTTGTAAACATCTGGATAAGTTTTCTTTTCGTCTTCTACAAGCTTTTGTTCTCTAGAATTTAAAAATGATACCAAACTGAATTCGTTATTTTCATCAGACAATACTTCGTTAACTGTTTTTCCTTGCAATCTGACATCATTAAATACTCTATTCATTTGATCTGAAAGAGCTACATGATTGTAAGGAAATGCCTCAACCTTATACTGACTACCTGCTTGATCAACTGTGAAATTAACGTTTTTTAATCTTACTAACCAATTATATGGTCCAATATCAAGAGATTCGTTTGGTGCAGTCCATCCTTTAAATTCAAGTCTTAAAACATAAGGACAGTTTTCTAAGTAGCTATTGAACCCTGCTTCCAATGCTGCTGCTTGACACGACTGTAAAAATAACCCCATACTATAAGGTTCGTAAATGTCAAATTCAATTTTAGTCCAAGGACCTACTCCTTTTGACGGGGTAGGGGCAACTACAGTATCTATTCTAATATTATCAATAAAATATTCTGGTGAGCCGTAGGCTGTTTTAACTCGCTGACCATCGAACCTGCCTGCTGACGCAAAAATTATTCGTGGCAACGGATTAGCTGTTCTATAACTGTCTGAATTTACTTCGCCGGGTGTTGCTGCTGAGAATGTCCACAAACAATTATAGGTAGCAAATTGCTCTAAGATATTAGGTTTTGCTGAAGACATTTAATTGCTCTTAGTTGTGGCTAATGTTTGATCAACATTAGTTTTTTTTGGTAACTTGATAGTAACTCCGGGAATAAAATCATAAATTGGATCTTTCAAGATAGATCTATTTCTCAGCACCAGAACCCACCAAAGTTTTGCGTCACCGTACAAGTCGAATGCTAGTAAATCTGGACGGTGCTTGTAACCATTTTCTATAATATAGTCCTGATCATCACTTTCAGCTGCGATTGGACGCAGAGTTAACAGTTCCAAATATAAACTATTTTCTTTGGTAGTAAAGTACGGTGAAGTTTTTCTATAAGTAGCCATATCTTAATTAGTAAGGAATACTGCCTGTGCCTTCCGAGTAGTCTTTCCAGTTAAATCCTCTCAATACAGATTTACTGTATACCACAGCCAGTGTCATTGATACTGTGCTAAGTCTTGGCACATAGGCGCCGCTGATATTCATGTAATGTACATCGTCTTTAAAATCCACTTTAAATTCTTTTACTACCACTGGAATACGTTGTAGGGTTCCTTCGTAGCCTATTAATTCACATATAGGAGGAGGGTTTCCTAAAAAATCACTAGACCCATAAAACATCTTTGTTAATGCACGTCCTAATTTTGTAATTCTTGTCCATTCTATTCCGTCAGTAGTAGTTTCTACAGGCCATTCGCAAGTTATTTGAATGTCTCCAGAGGAACTAGATGTATAAACAGGATGAGTATAATTAGCGTGTACAAGTTGCTTAGAATCGTAATTGGCTGTGTATAGTAGTGAAAATGTTGGTGTAGTTGGAAAAGTTATATCGCCAAAAAATGACTGCACCTTTACTCGCCAGTCACCTGCTTCAACTGGATATACTGCTACGATTGATCCCGGCTTAGTCAAACCTAGGGAAGCTGCTGATGGTAGATTTTTTGATCGTGCTGCTGAAATTAAATCGGCAGCGATTCCTGCAAAGACATTACCTTTAGCCGCAGCTCCTTGTAAAGCACTTTGTAATAATCCAGTACCAAGGCCAGGCGCACTAGAAGCTATACTTTGAATTTTACTTCCTAATGCATTAAGCCCTGCACCAATAGTTCCTGATAACGAATTGACCTTGCCAGATCCCAACTTAGATTGTACTGCGCCGGATAAATTGTTAATAGCTGTGCTGTTCAATTGTCCGGTCATTCCATTTAATGCACTACCTATAGCGCCACTTTTCTTGGCAATGAGTGCATCTAATTTGGCTTTACCTGCATTTACATTAGGCACAGACATGTTGCCAGCAACTTGGTTAGCCGCTGTTGCAGCTACTGAATTTACAGCCTTACCTATGGCCTTTGATGGATTGAGCGAAAGGGTCATTATTTTATCCGTTTTAGCTATTTATTACTGAAAAAATATGCTATTATTATTAAAAGGATTCTATAACTAATGATAGTATCACAACCCCCAAAAATAAAATATCTAACAAACAAGGACCTACTAAGAGAAATACATTTAAGCAAAAATACATATTGTACTTTTACTGATAAACAGTATTCTGAGTACGACTTGATTGTATCCAGTTTGGCAAAAATTAACATTAGAACTGTTGCGGAAGCCAAACGAAACAGAGCCGTTAAACTAGGAAAACAGGCACACGAAGTTGCTCAAAGCGGCGGTAAGAAACTTTCAGCTAAAGATTTTGAAGTTGACTACAAGAAAGTAGCCAAGCAAGATGTGGTCTTTCGTGTGATGACCTTTGAGCATATTCCTCTTGCTCCGGGTCGCAAGAAAACATTAAAAAACACCGCAGATAGCCACGACAAAGTTAACTTTCCTCCTTTCCAACATTGGAAATTTGACGACAACAATAACCTAATCTGTGTGGGTAAGAGTCATTGGAAGGGTGATCTGCACGAAGGAAAATTCAGTAAAGACCATGGTCGTATGACTGATAACCTAGCTCGCATGTTCCTAAAACTCTGTGAACGTTATGCCACACGCGGCAACGTTCGTGGATACACCTACAACGACGAAATGCGTGGACAGGCTATTTTACAACTGACTCAAATAGGACTACAATTTGATGAAAGCAAATCTGACAATCCTTTTGCTTACTATACTGCTG